AGGCGAGCCGCTATGGCCCGAACGCCATAACTTAGAAAAGTTGCAGGCGGTAAGAAGTAGGAACCCGCACGTATTTGAAAGCCTTTACCAGCAAGAACCGAAGCCTTTACAAGGCCTTATGTACGAAAACCCATTTAAGGAATACGAAATACTACCGGCTACACAAAAGAAGGTAGTAAAGAACTATACCGATACGGCGGACACAGGCGAAGACTTCCTTTGTTCAATAACATACCTCGAAACAGAGATAGGAAACTTTGTCTTAGACGTACTCTATACCCAAAAGGCAATGGAGTATACAGAGCCGAAGACCGCCGAAATGATTACCAAACACGCTGTAGAAGTTGCAATAGTAGAAAGCAATAACGGCGGGCGTGGTTTCGCCCGGAATGTAGAAACACAATGCCGCCTAATGGGTAATTCTAAAACCCGAATTAAGTGGTTCCATCAAGGCGAAAACAAGGACGTAAGAATATTTAGCCATAGCGCGGAAGTTCAAAACCTTACCTACTTCCCTAAGAACTGGGAAAGGTTATGGCCGGAATTCTACCAAGCCCTTAGTAGATACATGAAGGTAGGCAATAACGCCCACGACGACGCGCCGGACGCTTTAACTGGAACTATTGAACAACGGAAGAAGAACGGAAAGAAAGACCTAAACGGCCTATTTGGATAGAAGTAATAACCATTAAAATATTAACAGTATGGAAATTAAACAGCTCTTATTAAACGAAGACGTTAGCGCAGTAATTACCGAATTGAAGGCAGGGCGTAACGCAACCGAACCAAACCAAGACCTTTACGAAAAGCAGATAGACCCACTAAAGCACGACGTAATGAACCCGGTTAAAAGACCGGATAAGAAGGTTAAAATAGATGCTTCCGCCGGGGACGACGGGAATAAAGTAATAACCGTTACTTCCACTGATTCAGGAGAAGGCTTTAGGATTGAGCCAGTGGCCCGCGTTGCTCTATCCCTTCAAAAGCTTATTGTTAAAAGGGCCGTAGCGTTCACCTTTGGAAACCCGGTAAACCTTAATTCAGAACCGGAAGACGACAACGAAAAGACCGTATTAAAGGCCGTTAAGCGTGTTTTGTTCGATACTAAGAGCCGAACACTTAACCGTAAGGTAGCGCGCGCAATATTTAGCAGCACAGAAGCCGCCGAGTATTGGTATCCAGTAGAAAGCCAAAACGAGAAATACGGCTTTAAAAGCAGGTACAAGCTAAGAGTAGCCATCTTTAGCCCTTACCTTGGCGATAAGCTTTACCCATATTTCGACGAAACAGGCGACATGATAGCATTTTCCCGCCAATTCGTACGCAAGGACAATGCCGGGGTAAAATATACCTATTTTGAAACTTATACAGCCGAAGAACACCGTATGTGGATAACAACTAATAGCGGTTGGCAGCTTGTAGAGGGCTACCCAAAAGTTAACGTAATAGGTAAGATTCCGGTTATTTACGGAAGACAGCCAGCCGTAGAATGGGAAGACGTACAGGGTTTAATAGACCGCTTGGAAAAATTGCTTTCCAACTTTGCAGATACTAACGACTATCACGCAAGCCCGAAGATATTTACAACCGGCGAGATATTAGGATGGGCCAAGAAAGGCGAAAGCGGCGCGGTTATTCAAGGCGAAGAAGGATCTACAGCCCAATACTTAGCATGGCAGAACGCCCCGGAAAGCGTTAAACTTGAAATAGAAACGCTCTTACGTATGATATACACCATTACCCAAACGCCGGACATTAGTTTTGATTCCGTTAAGGGTATTGGTTCTATTTCGGGCGTAGCCTTAAAGCTTCTATTCCTTGACGCGCATTTAAAAGTGCAGGACAAAATGGAAGTTTTCGACGACTACCTACAACGCCGTTTAAGCGTTATACAATCCTTCTTAGGTTATTTCAATACAAGTATTAAGGCAGCTACCGAAAGCTTGACTATTGAACCGGAAATAGTACCGTTTATGATTGAAGACGAACGGGCAAACGTTGACCTGTTAGTAGCGGCCAACGGTGGGAAACCTATTATTTCACAAAAGACATCCGTAGCGCAATTGGGATGGGTTAACGATACCGAAGCAGAATATAGCCTTATACAAGAAGAAGGGGCCGCTTCCGCTTATACGGACATAACAGAACCTACGATATAATGGCGAAGAAACAAGAAAAAACGCCCCAGGTGCTTTGTATAAATTGCGCTTGGGGCGGTAACGAAATAGTAAACGGCCTTATTGACTGCAGTAACAAACAGGAAACCCCCAACGGCTTTAAAAAGGGCACATGGCCCCACCTTTGCAAGTCCTACAAAAACAAATAACCATGGCTATAAAGAAGAAGTTCAACATAGATAAGATTTTTGAAGGCGTAAACCTAAAGTTTGAGCTTATAATGCAGGGTTTTATAGAAGCCTTGGAAAAGACATGTTTAGAGATTACCGAGATTGCTAAAAGCCAAAATACGTACAAAGACCAAACGAATAACTTACGTTCTTCAATTGGTTACGTTCTTTACGATTCCGGGGAAAAGATTACGGAAAATTTCGAGAAAGCAGGAATGGGCGAAGGTAACGGGGAGCAAGGTATAATAAAGGGCCGCAGGATAGCAAACCAAGCGGCCGCGCTCTATCCTAACGATATTGTAGCCGTAGTAGTAGCCGGGGAAGATTACGCCCTTTATGTTGAAAGTAAAGGCTTTGATGTTTTGACCGGCCCGGCTTCGCAAATTAACAGCATTATGGAGAAAAATATACAGATTGTGTTAGACAGTTTTAAGGATTAAGGAAATGGCAGAACGGCAGGATTTAATAAAGCAGCTTACCAAGCTTGAAGCCCAGCTTAAAAGCTTATACGGGGAAACTTACACCGGTGCGCTAAAGATTACCGAAGTTAAGAAGGCAATAGAAAACGGGGGAGAGTTCACATGGAGCGGGAACCCGGCGGCAACGCGAAAGCTTGACAGCCAATTAAAAGCCTTGGCCGCACAGACCCAAATAGTAGTAAAAAGCGGTATTAACCAAGCGTGGACGAAGGGGGAAGAAAAGGTAACTACTTCACTTTATGCAGCTTTCGGAAAAACCAGCAAAGAGAAAGAAGCAGTTAAGACCATAAGCGAAAGGGCTTTAGCTTTGCACCGAAAAGAAGGAATGAACGCGGAAGCCTTCGCCAATGAAAAACGGGGCGGGCTAAACATTTCTTCCCGTATTTGGAACCTTGCCGGGAACGCCAAAAAGGAGCTGGAAATAATAATACAAAACGGCATTTTGGAAGGCAAAAGCGCGGACGACTTAACCAAGGAACTAAGCGGTTACCTTAACGAACCGAACAAACTATACAGGCGGGTAAAGAATAAGGAAACGGGCCAGCTTGAATGGAGCAAGGCAGCAAAGAAGTACAACCCCGGCCAAGGCGTTTACAGAAGCAGTTATAAGAACGCCTTACGATTGGCCCGTACGGAAATAAACGCAGCTTACAGGCGCGCAGAATGGGAAGGTTACCAAAAGAACCCACTTATTACAGGCTACCGGATAGAGTTAAGCAATAACCATACGACCATGGTAAAAGGCCGCCCGGTTCCGCTTACGGACATTTGCGACGAAATGGCAGGGCAATACCCTAAAACATTCCTTTGGACGGGTTGGCATCCGCAATGCCGCTGCCGTATGATTCCAATAACCATTAGCGATAAAGATTTTGCAAAGCGTATGAAAGCACTTGCAAAGGGCAAGCTTGACGAATGGAAGCCGGAATACACCGTTACAGAGCCGCCAAAGGCTCTAACCGATTGGGTAAACAATAACCGGGAACGAGTAGAGAAAGGTAAAGCCGTACCCTATTGGATTAAGGATAACTATACGAATGGCAATATAGCTGCAGGGCTTAATAACAACATTCAAAACCTTAAAGATATTGTTAAGCAGGCCCAGCAAATTACAACCCCTTCCGAAGAAAACACCCCGGAAGCATTAAAGAAGGGAAGCCCCTACTTCAAAGGCAAGGATATAGAGTTAGAAAACGGCTTTTTCAAGCTTATAGACCCGGACAAACCGATAGGCTTAAACATAGTTCCAAGGTTTAGAAGCGGCTCCTGTTATGACCCAGGAGCGAAGACGGTAAATATAGTAGATAATGAAAGGCTTACCCGTTCGGATTGGTACAGGAAGGGGATTATATACCATGAGTTCGGCCACGGTATAGACTGGCAAAGGGGGCTTAGGTTTGATATGAAGACAACCGAAACACTTACGCGCTGGCGTAAGATTCTAAACACTTCAAAGACCCGGACGTATTACGAAAAATATTACGACTTTGAAAAGCGGGCCTACTCATATAGGAGCGTAACGCGTAAGATATCGGACATTTCATACATTGATAACCGGTTAAGCGAGTTGGAACGCCGGATATATAACACCGATAAGGCTACATTTACGCGCCTTGGGGTCTCTAAGGGCGACTTAATGGAACAGATATTAGCGGTTAGGGATAGTATAAAAGCAATAAACCCCGCTTACGGCGAAGGACATACGAACAGCTATTACAAGCGTTCGGGTGCTCGCGGTGCGGAGTTTATAGCGCATTGCTTTGAAAACGAGTTTGCAGGGAATCCGATATTTAAAAAATACCTTCCCGACTTGTACGAAGAAATGAAGGCAATAATAAAAGAGCTAAAGTAATTAGCCAAGGTATAACGTACCGTCCGGGATTTCGCCGACGTATTCCAATTTAGAAACGTCGCGCGTATCTTCCGGGTAAACGGGTACTAATACCTTCCCTTCTTTAACGCAGCGTTCCAAAATGCCGTAAAGTTTTTCGGGACTACTAACCGCGGTTTTAAGCAGTTTAACGACGCTTGAATATTCAGCGTTTGGGTAGTCTTCCGTAAAGTAAATAAAAAGGGCTTCGCCTCTTAGTTCGCGGGGGTCTATTTGATTATCCATGATTGAGGGTTTAAAATTGTTATTATTGAATTAGCAAAGATAGTAAAACTTTGGGGTAGTGCAAATTAGCCATATATATACGGCAGTACGGAAGGCATTAAAATACAGCTAAATAGCACCAAAAATGCCGCTTTTATTGGATATGTTTATAACCATTTGAAACCAATTACTACTATTTATTACCAAAAACAGACAATAGCAAAAAGTACTCATTTATTTTATTTTAGTTCCCCTAAACTAAGCCCCTTTTAAGCCCCTACCAAGGAGCTACCAAGCCCCTACAATGACCCCTGTTTAACCCCGGATAAAAAAGCGCAACTTTAGAAGTTATAATAAAACGCTTCTTTATTATACTAAAAAGTTAAACGCTTATATATCAATATTATAAATAAGAAAAAGCAAGCCCCTTACAAGGGGCTACCAAGGGGCATATATAGCCCCACTGTATATGGATAAAGATAAAGATATGGATATAAAGGGGGTGTAGGGGGAAACAAAACGAGATAGTAAGACAAGACCCTTTTATAAAATATACGAATAAAGAACGTATGACTATAAGACGTTCTTATTACAGGCAAATTTAAGGCGTGTGCTATTTATTCCCTTTGGGTGGTACAAATTAACGCGTTCGACTTTAAAAGGCTTAAAACGCTTTTTGCGAAAAGATGTTGAAAGAATAATGAAAACTAACTTTGAAGTTTGAAAAACGTATTATAGTAATACGCTATTTTTGCTTAACGTTCAACTAAAGTTATAAATAACATGAAAGAAAAGATTTTAGCACTACTGCTGGCACAGTTCGCAGGCGTGCGTAAAGACGGGCTTAACCATTTGGCTAACGCAATAGCCATGCAAGTTAATACCGAAGACGAAGTAACCGCAGCCGTAGGTAAGCTTACCGCCGACAGCGTAAACGCATTTGTTACCGATTGGCGAAAAGAAGCAGACGCAGAAATTACCAAAGCAAACAAGACTTACGAAGACGGCCTTAAAAATAAGTACGACTTTGTAACAAAGAAAGAACCGGATAAAGGCGGCAACCCCACACCACCAACACCCGGCGGAGTTTTGGACGCTGCAGCTATTCAGAACATTGTGGCCGAAGCCGTAAAGGCCGCTACTTCCCCTTTATTGGAAAAAGTAGCCACACTTGAAGGCGGAACCATTAACGCAAACCGACGGGAAGCACTTGTAAAAGAACTCGCCAGCGTTCCCGAAAGCTATAAAACAAAGGTTTTAAAAGACTTTGATAGAATGGCATTCAAAGACGAAGACGGTTTTAATGAGTATTTGAACGATACCAAAACCGATGTAGCGGGCTTTAGCCAAGAAATGGCAGATAAAGGCCTAAGCAACCACGATAAACCCATTTTTGGAACCGTGAACCAAGACGGCGTTAGCGCGGGTGTACAGAACTACATCAAAGAACAAACCGGCGGCAGTACGCTAACGGGAAAAGAAGTTTAACAATTAAATTTTAAACAAAATGGGTCTTATAATTCAGAGAAAAAAGGACGTTCGCCAAGTTCCGGCGTTCACCCATAAGCTCGCAGATATTCCCAATGGGGTTACGGTTAATTCATCCGAACTCGCATCCAGCATTTTGCAGGAAGGCACACCCATAGGAAAGGATGCAAACGGGCTTTACCACGTTGTTAAGGTTGCGATTTTAACCGCCGCCAATACGACCGGTGTTGTTTACACCATAAAAAAAGGACACTATTTCAAGGTAGGCAATTTTGTAATGTCAGCTACAGGGGCCAAGGCTTACGCGATTACTTCTATTGCTACCAACGCAACTGACGCAACCAGCGACGACATTACACTGGGTACAACCATTGGAACCGCCTCTAAAGGAGCTTGCCTGTATGAAGCAGCCGCCGAATCGGCTACTACTACTTCCGCTTTCAAATACGATGCTATGGCCTTGGTAGGCGAAAGTTACGACGTTGAGCAATTGACGAACCACCTTGTAAACGCGATTACAATCGGCCAAATAAGGGAATCAAACATTAAAGCCGTGGGCGCGCTTGTAAAAGCCAAAGTTCCCGGTATTCTTTTCATTTAAAAGTAGGAGGAAAAAAGCATGTTAAAATCATTAATGATTGGCATAACCGAAAAGGATATGCAGGCCGTAATTAACAGTTACGACTTAAAGACGAATTACTACCCGTCTTTATTCCCCCTTCGCGAAAACTATACCCTTTCTTGGAAGGCTCTCGAAGCACAGACAGGGTTAAAGATTGCCGGCGACCTTGTGGCAAGGGGATCGACAATCAGCAAGAAAACCCGCGAAGCTATTGCACGCATACAGGGAGATATCCCCAAAATTGCGATTAAGCGTACCAAAGACGAAAACGAGTTGAACGAATACGACGTAATGGTCGCAATGACTTCTCAGAACCCGGACTTACGCGCGCTTGTAGAAGCATGGGCCGAAGATACTAAGTATTGTTGGGACGGCGTAGCCGCACGTTTGGAATGGATTGCTTTACAGTCTATTTCTTTGGGTAAGGTAACACTTACCAACGAAAACAATAATAGCGTAATTAGCGAGTACGATGTGGATTACCAAATAGAGGTAGACCAAAAGGTAGGCTTCCAAACAGGCTCTGCAGCTTGGGGTACTTCCGCTTCCGCTAAACCTATTACCAAAGACTTTAAAGCCATTGTAAAAGCAGCTAAGGCAAAGGGTATTTCTTTGAAATTCGCCTTTATGAACCTTGCCACATTTGCCATGTTCGCAGAAACCGCCGAAGTTACCAAACTGGCCGCTTCTTTTGCTTCTAACGCTTTGAGTATTGCATATACCCCAAGTGTAGAACAGGTTAATACCGCTATTAAAGGCCTTGCATACCTTAACGGTTTGCAGATTGTAGTTATCGACCAAGATATTACAATTGAGAAAGCAGACGGAAGCCGTGTTACAGGTAACCCATTTGCCGACAATGTTGTAATGTTCAGCGAAAGTAAAGTTTTGGGTACTACCTACTGGAAGAAACCAGCAGATATGAATATCCAAGGAACTGCCGCAATTAAGGCCATGAACGGCAATACTTGCATTAAGAAGTACAGCAACGAAGAACCAATAGAAGAAGTAACCGTAGGGCTTGCAAACGCTTTCCCTGCTTGGACTTCTTCCCAGCGTTCCTACTTGATGGACGTAATTAACGGTTCTTGGCTTGCTGGCGTAGCGCAATAAACTAAAGGGGGAGCTTTAGGGCTTCCCCTTATAAAGCCGTAACCAATGACGTACAAAGAATGGATAACAAGAACCGTAGCTAAGTTTCAGCTAACAGCCGACGACGTAGAACTATTGCTTTGTAACCAAAGCGAAAGAATACCTACCCCGGACGCTATAGTAGACGTACGCACGGCGAAAATAGCACTATGCCATGAGTTCGCAACGATTCTACCGCTTGCTAATATTGGCGAAGGCGGCTATTCCATTAGTTGGAATTGGGAAGCTTTAAAGTTTTGGTATAACACGACTTGTGTCGAGGTTGGATTAGTCCCAGCAAACAAGCCTAAGATTAAGAACAAGAGTAACGTATGGTAACTTCCTATCAATACCCTCAATACTTATACGCTTTGAAGCACGAAGGCGACGCGACCCAGCTACCTAACGGAAGTTGGCAGACGAACCCGAAAGCTTGGGAGCTAAAAGCAATTTGCAGGGAAGAAACGAACGGTAAGGGTACGAGTATCCAAACAGCCGACGGAAGAACCTTTGTTTTCGCTTCGCTTATTCAATTACCAAAAGGAACGGCCCGGATTAACGAAGGGACGGAACTTTTAGTAACAAAGCAGGAAGTAAATGTTACCGACCTTTTAACACCTTGCTTTATTGAGTCCGCCGTCATTTCGGGGATTATTGTAGTAAAAGGCGTTTGCCAAAAGTTCGACTTAGGCCGCCTTCATTGTAGAATTTGGATTTAGAGCCTATAGATATGCAAAGCATTGAAACCGACGACCTATTATTTGAAGTATTAAACGCTTCCGTAGCCATTAAAAGCGCGCTTTCCGGCGGTGTTTATGTACAGGGGGAACGTCCGGACGGTTCAGAGTTGGAAGACGTGGTTATTAATAACCTAACATTTTCCCACGAAATACCACAAAGCGGAACTTCAAACGTAAACATACACGTCCCCGACCTTAAAGTAATGATAGGCGGAAAGGAACAAAGGAAAGCAGACCGGGAACGGCTTAGACTTCTTACGGGTATAGTGTTGGAGACTTTAAAAGCCGCGCGTATAACAGGCCTAACCTTTTGGATAACCAACGAATCGGTTATCAAAGAACCGGAAGTTTCGCAGCACTACAACAATATCCGTATTTCTTGGAACATACAAATAACGAATTAAAAATTACAGTAAAATGGGAAAATCTATTATTACGTTGGGCCTTTCAAAGATTGAAGTAGGGGCTATTGCTGTAGATGGCGGCATGGGTACTACTTTGGCTTCACTTGGATATACATACCAAGATACTTGCAAAATGACGCAAGAAGACCCGCAAACTACAGACCACTACGCCGAAGAAGTGGACGACCCAGTAGTGAGCATTAGCCGCGCGGGTAAAACTCTTTTCAATTTTTCTATCATGAACCCGACCGTTACCGTATTGGCTGACATGTTGGGCGGAGCCGCAGACGAAACAGCCGAAACATGGGCTGCACCGGCTAAGTTCCCCGCAGTAGAAAAATCAGTAAAGATTACGCCGGAACAGGGGTTAAAATTCGACATTCCGCGTATGCGCCTTGCCGCTAAGATTAACGCCGAGTTCAGCAAAAAGGGTATTCTGCTTATTGAGGTAAGCGGTACGGTTATGGTCCCAGGGAAAACCGGAGTAGCCAAAATGACAGGTACGCTATTGGCCTAACTAAGGGGTTTGTAGCATTACTTTAACCCGAAAGCCCCCGTATAACTATTTTCGGGGGCTTTCTTAATTTATACACGTATGAATGAAGATATTAAAACAGATAAAACACCGGTAGAAATGGAACGCGAAGAACTTAACCTGCTTGTAAAAAATGGGGTAAAGTTCAGCATTTCAACTAAGATAAGGAAAAGGAAGAATGGCTTACGGAGCTTCTTTCAAAAGCCGGAAACGGTTGTAGAAACTACTTCCTACGAAATACACGAACCGACCCTTTCTATACTTGACCGGCTAAGTGAAATTTGGTTAGATATGGAGTTAGACGAAGAAAGACTTAAAGCCGATTCCGGGATAATTGAAGAAGCCAAAAGGTTAGCTAAAAAGAACGCCCTTAAAATGGCCCGTATTATAGCTATAGCCGTATTGGGCGAAGATTATTACATAACCGAAGTTACACGTACTGGGAAGTATAAGAAGTACAACGACGACAAAGAGTTAGACCGATTAACTAATGTTTTCTTTGACGCTATTAAACCTTCCAAGTTAGTAGGCCTTTCTTCTACCGTAACCAATATAAGCAATTTAGGGGATTTTTTAGCCTCTATGCGCTTAATGAGCGGCGCAAGAACAACACAACCGAGAAAGGAGCGCATAGAGTAACCGGGCTTAATAGCCCATACGGCCGCCGGGGTTCGATTTGCGCCCACCTTGGCTGGACTTGGGAATATTTACACCATGGCATCGAATGGGCCATAGTACAAAGGATTTTAGTTGATTCTCCAAGCGTAGAAAACGAAGACGAAGAAACTACCGAAGTACAGCTTTCATCCGAAAACGCCGACAAAGTTTTACAAATGATTAATAGCATTAACCGATGAACATAAAAGGCGGGGCTTTAGAATTCGACATTATAGCGAATAACGGCCAAATAAACAGTGCTTTGGATGAAACTAAAAAGCGAGTACAAGGCTTCACAGATGCGACAGTAGAAGGCGGCGACAAAATGGAAGTAGCCTATAACGCCGCGGCCAAACAAATAGAAATGGCCTTTAATCAGCTTGATTCAGCCGGAAGCCAACATAGGAAGAAAATAACAGAGCTTGAAGCCGAGTACAAGAAGCTTGGAACGGCGGCCGGCGGTGCTTATTCTAAAGACGTAGGCGGTGGCGGGTATAGAACCGATAGGCAGCAAGCTATAGTAGGCGAAATAAAAGTAAGGCAGCAACTACTTAGCGAGATTGAAGCTACCGCTAACGAGTTGAACAACGAACAGGATAAGTTAGACCAGCACGCCCAAAAGGTAGATAACAACGTAAGTGCCGAACAGCGGTTAGCAACCGTACAAAGGGGTTTGATTAACGAAATGGCTAAAATGGAATTAGCCGGGGAAACCAATACCGAAGCGTACAGGAAGATACAAGCCGAAGCGGGCCGCCTAAAGGACACGTTAGGAGACGTAAAGCAGCAAGCTAAGATTTTAGGAGACGACGAAGCCACATTTAAGGGGGTTATGTCGGGTTTAAGCGGTTTAGCGGGCGGCTTTTCTGCTGTAACCGGTACAGTTGCTTTGTTTTCGGGCGAAAATGAAGACTTGCAACGCGTAATGACTAAAGTACAGTCGGTTATGGCTATTACTTTAGGAATGCAGCAAGTAGCCGAAACACTTAATAAAGATTCATACGCCCGCGTAGTTCTTTCTACTAAGGCGCACGAATTTTGGGCCGCCGTAAAACTTAAAGCAGCCGGGGCAGAGGCGACCGAAACAGCGGCCACAGTTGCAAATACCGTCGCAAAGACAGCGCAGGAAACAGCTACAGCTGGCGCGACCGTTGGCGAAGTAGCTAATACGGTAGCTACAGGAGCGCAAGCCACAGCGGCCA